TTACGTCTTGCATATAACTTGTTTGGTCCTAGCCTGTCGTGAGGCAGGGTTTGTAGTGAGAAAAGAAGATAAACGGTTTATGCCATGGGATTACTTAGAAGTTGCGAGGTTTAATGCAGGTGGAGATGATCATATTGAAACTATCCTGAAAGGGGTGGGTTTAGAATTTTACGATATGCACGTAAAGAGTAGGTTCATGCGGAAATTGGGGATGGCCTATACAGACCCAAATAAGAAGCCAGTAACCTTGGGATTGAAGTATACTTTGTTTGAAACAGTGTATTTGAAGCGGAAGTTTAGAAAGGAAAAGGACACTGTTTTTGCTCCCTTGGATTTGGATACCATACTAGAAATGCCATATTGGATTCGGGATAACAATCTTGGGAGAGAAGCTGCGACGTTGGAAAACGTTGAAGCATCGATCCGTGAGATGTTCCACTATGGTAAAGACGCATTTAATGGCTACAAAGAGCTTATGACTCAAATGTGCATGATCAAGAAGATCGGTGTGCCTCGAGTTCCATCATGGGATGAGATGTATGTTGATTTGCTCACTGACCATTTTGACATAAGTAGTTTTAAAACATTCTTTGGAGTTGAGTGTATGAAAGGTGGGCCGAGTCCAAAGAAGAAGAAGAGTGACCTACATGGTATAGACACAGATAATATCTCTTACTACAACGTGAAGACGTTTGGGAAGATAAAGACGGGCACTCCGATAAACACGCAGATGGAGAAAGACACCACTGTGGTAAACAATCAGGTAGAAAAACAAACTACAACTACTTTTAGTGATAAAGTCTGTGATGTAAGTTTAGAAACAGCAATAGGATCGATATCATGGTTGCCAGCGAACCCATATAATGAAGAGCAGGTTAGCAACGCGCTCAGAAGAACCTACCGAATTGCAGAATTTGGTTTCTCAGGTGCTTCGGCTTTTGGGGCAAACATTTGGAATGGAGAGATGTTGACTTTGATAAAGGGGCAACCTCTTGTGAAAGAAGTGTTGGGTTATTTTAGGTATATAAGATCAGATGTTGAGGTTCAGTTTAGAATTAACTCATCAGACACAACCAAGGGGGAGGTGCTGTTGATAATGCTTCCAAATTATGGTGGGGGATTGTTGGATAAGATGGTTAACATTCAACAAGCGTCGATTAACCCCCATGTGATTTTGGAGGCAGGTTCGACGAGTTGTGTTAGTATTGTCATCCCATGGATTGGACCCACGTTGTGGGCAGATTTGGTGAACGGTGGTCCGAGTACATTTGGTTATATTAAAGCTTGGGTTTTGAGCCCGTTGAGAAGTGCTTTGTCAGCGACCACACCTAGTGCTTCAGTGTCAGTATATGCAATATTTATAAATCCCGAGGTAGCGGGGTTGTTGTATACTTCAATTGC